AGCGTATCAAGGCCGGCGACTCCAAGGCTGAATTTCGGGCCTACTGTATAGGTCATGAGGGCGAAAGCACGGGTAAGGTAGTCGGGGTCGGCAAGGTCATCAAGAAATGGGCGCGCGCCGCGATTGAGAAACTCACTGAAAAGCTGGCCGTCGGCACTAAGATTTTTCATATGCATGGCCCTACGAATGAACAAGGGGGTCGGAAGCCGATCGGTGAAATAGTCGGCAAGGTTCTCTCGGACGCGGCTGACAGATTATCGTCCATCGCTATCGCTTACATTTATCCGGACTATCGCGACATCCCGCTTGATGTGGCTTCGATCGAGGCGGACATCCATCTGCCGGAGAAGATCGGTCCCATCGTCAAGATTTCGGACGTCGATGTTGAGGAAATAACGGGGATTGCATTGGGCAATTCCGCGATCGTAAAACCCGGATTCGCAGGCGCGGCGCTCCTGGCCCAACTCCAGGAGTTTGCCGACAATGTGGATCGCGGCAACCGCTCCAGAGGAGGCGATATTATGACTCTTGATGAAATCAAAACGGCCATCAAGGAGGGACGCTATCGTTTATCCGACGTGTTCGGAGACGATGAGATCTCCAAGGATTCGTCAGTCCTACGGATCGTAAGGGGGGAAACGCAGGCGGAATTCGAACACCGCACGCGGACGGACAAGAAGTTCGACGAAGAGCGAGCGAAATGGGAGAAGGAAAAAAAGGCCCTGGAGGATCAAGTGAAAACGGCAGATCAGAAGGGGCTGAAATCCGAGGCCGGTGAAAAGCTCAAGGACATCATCTCCCAGCGCAAGCTTGACGAGAAACAGGTCAAGTTTGTGCAGAAGGATTTTCCCAAATTCGCGCCCACGACCGGCGACGCCCTGATAAAAGACCTCAACAAATTCGTCGATGACCAACTCACTGAGTACGATCAGGCGGCGGAACTGTTCGGGGTGAAGGGCGACGGTAAGGGCAAGACGACCGCCGGGGTCGGGGCAGGGAAGGAAAGTCCGAACCCGCTTGAAGACGAACTCACGCCGGACGCACTGAGGGACGACATCAAAAAATGATAGGAGAAAACACATGGCAGAAATTGGGTTAAAACTCAGAACCGCCACGCCTTTAGGCGATTGGCGGTCTTTTCCAGTAACGACCGTCGCGGCTGTTGTGGCCGGGGCTATGGACATGATCCATGACACGGTCGGCGTCTACGTCGAAACGGTCTTGGCGGTCGGCGCTCTTTCGGATTACGGCATCACCAAGTACGTGGGTGATGACGTGGCCTTCATCTACCACGCAGAGAAGATCATGGTTCCCAAGAACGGCTCCAGCGTCGGTCATGCCTTCAGTAAGGGCGACAAGATCTTCTACGATGCTGCAAACAAACAGGCCGACATCGCGGGAGGGGGCAACCTTTGGATCGGGATCTGCGTCAAGGATGCCGCCATCACGGATTGCGAAGTCTTGATCGACCTCAAGGGCGACAAGGCGAGCTGAGGAGGATAACATGAAAGGCATACTCATCAAAGATTGGACAAAGTTCGATTACTCGAATAGGGATCACATGGCCCTCCTCGGTCGGAACCTCGGGAAGTTCATGGCGGAACCGATTCAAAAGCCGGAACTCAAAACCGCGCTGGCAAAGATTCAGGAATTTGGGACGCCGCAGGATTTTCCGACTTCCGTTCTGGAAGTCCTGGAAAGGTTCCACCTCACGACCGCGTTTGATAACGGTTATGAGCAGGTCTTCAACGTCCGGGATTATTCGGCGTCGAAACGGAACGGATTCGACATGATGGACGTTCAAAGCGGCTTGACGTTCGAGAAAAAGGTCATCGGCGACAAGATCATCGTTGCAAAACCGTTCGGCGGACCTAAGGCCCACGTTTATTTCGACTTCTACGGCGGGGGTCTGGGCTGGCACAAGTCACTCTTCGATGACGAGGAGTATTGGCAGATCGAGGACAACGCCATCGAGTTCCGGAATAAGGCGTACTTGACCCGCGCACAGGTTTTCTATGCTCTGATCGACGCGTTGCCGGCGGCTCAAAACTTGGCCTGGCAGGTCGGTGATGACACGCTTGCCGTCGGGACCGCGACCTATGCGGCAAGCCGCGACATCGCGACGATGAATCTGGCGGCGATACAAATCCTGCTTGCAGTGGCGAACAAGGGCTATGGCGTGAACCCACAGAATGCGGCATTCATCGCTCTCTGTCCGCTTCAGTTGCGCGGTCGGCTTCGGAGGGCTCTCGGACTTCAGCAATTAGCCATCACGGGCGCCGAGAAATTCGCCGACTTCAATTTCCAACTGATCTCCACGACCATGCTCGCAAACCCCGCCGTTTATTATGTCATCCTGCCCAAAATCAAACTCATCGCCGGATACCGGATGGATCTGGCGATCTTCACTGCGTTCGACATGCTGAGCTACACGGAATCGGCGGCCGGTTGGATGCGCTATGGCGGAGCCATCGGAGACATTGAACAGCTCGTAAGGTGCGCTTCGTAAGGTTAAAGGCCGGGGGAGGCGTGATCCTGAGACAACGCAAGATGGGGAGGCGGGGCCGACTTCGCCTCCCGTCTTTTTAATGGAAAAAATGACATGAACTCGATGATTACGACCAGGGATGCCCGAGTGGGCCGGATCATGGCCATGAAACAGCAACAGCAACGCGACCGGGCGCACGTCCGGACGTTTCGCTCTAGGGGCGAATCCCGGGCTTTTACAGAAAGATTTCCCGACGGCTCTTGGGCCGGCCGGCGGTGTTTCATCGTCGGCGGTGGACCGTCACTCAAAGGCTTCGACTTCGGGCGGCTCCGAGGCGAGCGGGTCATCGTCGTCAATAAAGCATTTTACGACGTTCCATTCGCGGACGTGATGTTTGCGATGGATAGGTCATTACTCGATAGGGTCACATCAGGGAAACTCGGCGAGAATTATAGGCAGGCGTTCGAGACTTTCCCGGGCGTGAAGCTTTGGCTGGACCTCTCCGGATACTCGTATCCGCCGAGCGTCTATTCCCTACCGGCGGCGGGCGAGATCGGCTGGACGAAGAGCCTCAGGGAAGGGCTTTGTCACGGTCAGAATTCCGGTTACGGAGCTCTAAATCTAGCGATGGTCTTGGGTGCAGATCCGATTTATCTTCTTGGTTACGATTGTTCCAAGGGTCCGGAGGGCGAAAAGAATTATCACGACGGCTATCCCTCCGGGGGCAATCCGGAGGCGTTGAATATATTCAAACGGGCTTTTGAAGCCGGGACGGCATTGCTCAACGGCAAGCCCCGGATCATCAATCTCAATCCGAATTCGGCGCTCAGGTGCTTCGAGTTCGGCGACAAGGATAACCTATGGCAATGATAACTACCAGGGATCCCCGCGTTGTAGAAATCATAGCCCTGCGGCAAAAACAGCGGGCGGATCATACAAACCGAAGAACATATAGGACGGTTGTGCCTAGCCTCCCTCCTGATCCCATAAATTATATCAAGACTCTGCCGGTCGATTCTCGAATTACCTGTATTACGCCCACGGGAGATCGCCCCTTGGCTTTTGCGCTCTGCCGACAATGGATGGCGCACCAGACCCGGCGGCCGGGCCAGTGGATCGTCGTGGACGATGGGAAGGTTCCGATGGCTTTGGACGAGGCTTTCAAAATTTATGACTTCGTCAAATATGTCCGGCGCGAGCCACGGCCGGATGACCCGCAACATACGCTCGCTCTCAACCTGCAAGCGACGCTCCCCTTCATCGCCGGCGACAAGATAATCATCATGGAGGACGATGATTACTACGCGCCGGAATATATCGCAGAAGTGGCACGTAATCTTGATCGGCATGAGGTCGTCGGAATCACTCAGGCCAAATATTATCACCTCCCGACGGGCGGATATCATACCCACCAGAACGCCTCGCATTGTTCTCTTTCCGAGACGGCTTTTCGTAATTCATTTTTACCGGAGTTTCAAGAAGTATTACGCGAAAGAGACGCATCACCTCATCCGGCTGGTACAGACGTAGACTTGAGGATCTGGCGGAAGGTTGGTAGTCGGGGATACCGATTTAGTGATAGTGATAAACCATTATATCTAGGCATCAAGGGATTGCCCGGACGAACGGGAATCGGGATTGGCCATAATCCTTCCATGTACCGAGGCGTCCGGGATACGGCTGACAGGGCCATGCTCAAGAAGTGGGCGCCGAAGGATTGCCAGGTCTATCTGGACATCTTGAGCGGGAAACTGACAAGCGAAAACTACCAATCATATTTCCCTGCCGATCTTCCCATCACCGGAATCACGGTGTGCTGGAATACGAAAAATTTTATCGAGCGGGCCTATAGTTCGGTCCGCAAATTCTACCCAGAGATGCCGATCGTCATCATCGACGGGTCCAACCCAGACGACCCATGCGCTGCTTATGTGCGCAGCCTGGCGTCGGAGAAAACGACCGTTGTCTCGCTCGGTCATAACATCGGTCATGGGCGTGGGATGTGCATGGGAATCGACCGGGTTAAGACTCCCTATGCCCTCATTTTCGATTCCGATATTGAACTATTAGAGCCGTGCCTCCCGGCGATGTTGTCCATGATGGAAGAGGATACGTTTGGTGTAGGAACCATTGACGAAAAGGTGGACTTCAATCGTTTCGCTCATGGTCCACACGGTCACGTTAACGGCCCGGTGAGATACCTTCAGCCCTATTTTCAGTTAATCGATATAAGAAATTATAGGAAGTTCTATCCATACGTCCATCATGGCGCCCCGTGCTATTTGACGATGCTCGATATTCATAAGCGGGGGTTGTCCGGGAAAATCCTAAAGCAATTCCCGGGTTTAATAGCCTATGGCCCACTTAAATATGTGAGACATGATTTTGGTGGGACGGGGGCACATAGGGAGGGGCGAAAAGACCTTCCATACATAGAGCCACCGTGGGTATTGAATGAGGGGCTGGTATAGAAGAACGGAATCCGAAATGCACGCTTTGAGTTACGGCAAAATGGCGGCAAACATTAAAAAATATTTCTATGCCCTGCCTGCCGGGGCATTCATCGTGGATATCGGGTCCATGGATATCAATGGGACTTACCGTCCGCTTATTGAACCACACTGGAGGTATTACGGAATCGATCTGGCCGCCGGGCTAAATGTCGACCTCGTTATGCGTTCAGAGTTTGACACGGGTCTCCCGGCGGATTCGGCCGACGCCGTTCTTTGCGGCCAATGCCTGGAGCATTGTCGAGATCCATTCAGGCTCATGGTCGAGGCGGTAAGGATTGCGAAACCAGGTGCAGTCCTGCTTGTTACTGCCCCCTTTATATGGGCTGAACACCGACATCCACTTGATTGTTGGCGGTTCCTGCCGGACGGGATGCGCGTGCTTCTTGAACGGGCCGGGGCGGAATGCTTAGAAGCCTATGTCGTCGGGGATGATGAGAAGGGGAGCCGGACCGATGGTCAGGTCAACGGGACGGATTGTTGGGGCATAGGAAGAAAGAAATCATGGACGCCCTAAAATTCGAGCACCTTTTAACCCTGAATGTACCCGGCGTACAGTTAGCTCAGTCGTCGTCGGAATGGCGCTATTTCCTAGAATTCGCGGACTCCTATTTTAAAACGCGAAACATACTGAATCCGGTCATCGTCGAAATCGGCGTTTTCCTCAATGCTCAGAAGGCATTTTATAGGGAACTTCTCGGCGCCGAGCATATCGGCATCGATATCTCTCCGGCTTCCTGCCCAGACATCCTCGGTGATTCGCACAATCTTGAAACGGTCGAAAAACTCAAGGCTCGGCTTGCGGGGCGTCCGATTGACCTGCTTTTTATCGACGGCGACCATACCTACAATTCGGTTAAACAAGACTATGAACTCTATGGCCCCCTGGTAAAACATCTCATCGCCCTCCACGATATTTTCCTGGTCCGTTGGCACGATGATCCAAGCGACGTTATTTACTTCTGGCCCAAACTGGTCGAGATGGAAAAGGAAAACACTACGTTGACATTCAAACGATATAAGCCGATTGCGGGATGCCCGGACCAAATGGGGATCGGCCTCATCATCAAGGAAGCCGCATGAAGATCACCGTGATATCCCGTTGGTTCAACGAGGCGATGCTCGCCCCGTTCTTCCTGAGTCACTATGCCTACGCCGACGAGGTCATCATCCTGCTGGACGAGGCGACGAACGATGGCACGGCGGAGATTATTTCCGGATATCCGAACGCCAAGATCCGGAATTATAAACTCCCCGGGAAGATTAACTATGGCTTTACCACGAGATTGGTCGGTCAGGCCGCGGCCACCGTAGATAGCGATTGGATAATGGCCCCCGATACGGATGAATTTATATTCTCCGCCGGGAATGGGGATGTGAGAACGGCCTTGAGCCGAGCCGACGGCAATTTAATTTATATGGATATGTGGCAGGTTTACCGCCATTGGACGGAGAGAGATTTGGATTCATCCTGGCCGATCGTCCTGCAAAGGCGGCACGGCGATCCGAATAGGACGGTAGGATGGAATGGTATATATAGAAAACCAATCATCGTGAAATCGGGCCTGGGCATTAGTTGGTGGCCGGGCTTTCATCGGTATTATGATAACCCGAAGATTCAAGTTTCACATACGAGATTTGATGGGGCACATTGGATAATGGCCGACGTTAATCTAGCCATAGCGCGGCGGATGAGGGGGAGGCGGGAATTGCAAAGCGAAGAAAACCTGCGCCATAAATGGGGCTTTCAAAACTTCGACATAACGGAAGAAAAGATACGGGCGGAGTGCGCGGCTCATTTGAATGATCCGCAATTGTTTTAGGAGGCTGACATGAGCGGCGAAATCGGTTACATCAGCGTAGGCGATGCAGACCTTTACTTTTCGATGCGGCTTTCCGCCGACGCCTGGACCTCCATTCTTCCGACGTCCGGAGACCCGAAAAAGGCCGCCGCGCTTCAAACCGCTTATGATCGCCTTTACTTCTCCGGGCTTTTCGACCTTCCATTATTTTTGAATGCAACGGCGGATCAGTTGGTTGTTCTGAAAAAAGCACAGTGCGAGCTTTCGTTATATATGCTTTTACATTTGGCCGACGAGGACAGGCGCAAGGGCCTCCAGGCCCAGGGCGTTATCGTCGCGGGGATCGTCAAGGAGCAGTATGCGGAAACGGACCTGAACTATCTCCCGATTCCGCCTTTCGTGGCCGGCCTTCTTGAAGAATTCTCAACAGCCATAATAACGCCGTTTTATGTTTCTAAGATTGATCGAGATGAAGACAATGACGGTATGAAACTTTAGGAGGATAACATGCCTTACAGTTCTTTGGGGAAAAACGCAATGCTCAACGCGCTTGGGGCGCTCGCGGTTTTTGCGTCGCTTCACAGTTCGGACCCCGGGGATGGCGGCGCAAATGAGCACTCGACTTCTGGCGGGAGCCCTGTCTATGCTAGAAAAGCTATCACCTGGAGTGCGGCAGGATCGGGGACGATGGATGATTCCAACGTGCCGGTTTTTGATGTACCGGCTGGAAGAACAGTCCTCTATGTCGGCCTCTGGTCGCTCGTTACCGGGGGTGTCTTCTATGGATCCGCCCTTGTGACCTCTGAAACATTCGGGGCGCAGGGAACCTATACCTTGACCGACATGGACTTAGACCTGAACGCATAAGGAGCTTACTTGGCTATTGCACTTCGGTCCGTTGGGGCTAGTCCTGGGGCGAATTCTGCAAACTGCATTATTACAAAACCCGCGGGCCTTGCTCTCGGCGATTTCATGCTGGCGCATGTCGTCAATAAGGCCACATCCGGAACCATCACGCCCCCGGCTGACTGGACGATAATCGGGGCGCAGTCCAATACGGCAAGTTCCCGATCGGCACTATTCTGGAAAGTTGCAGTTCAGGCCGATGTTGATGCCACGACCTTCACTTTTACTCTCGGTACGTCGGGGAGAAACCGGGGCGAGATGATGGCCCTGACGGGCGTCTCTACGTCCGCCCCGATTGACGTGGCAAACCAGCAGATTAACTCAGCCGGGACCTCGATAGCCGTCCCGACGCCTACGGTCACAACGGGCTGCCTGGTTTTAGTTATCGGCAGCAATGCCTTAGGCGGGACGGCCTCTGCATGTTCTGGGGCTGATCCGGCCTGCACTATCACTATCGGATATGCCGTTGCTTATAGCACATATTGTGCCCTGGCTTGCTTCAGTGGAATAAAGTCAGGAACGGATGCCATCGACGCACATTCGCTGAGCACCTTCACGTCTGCTGTTAGCAGCGGGCACGCGGTAGCATTGGCGCCACAGCCTGCTCCGGAAGAACACTCCGGCGCTGCCCTAATCCACGGGAATGGAACCATAACCCCGGCGGTCCAAAAGAATGGGAAGGGATCTGCCCTAGCCTCGGGGAATGGTTCTCTGGCGGGCATTGTTCAAAAAGCTGTTCTGGGATCTGCAATAACATCAGGGAAGGGAACGTTGGCCGCCCTCGGTATCGTCGCAATGATGGGACTTGCCTCCCTATCCGGCAACGGTTCTCAGATAGCGGCGGGCCTGAAGGCCGTCCAGAATGTAGCATCAATTTCCGGGGGCGGCTCACTTACTGCAACAGGCGAGGCAGCAGGTGCCCCCGAAGAACACTCCGGGGCGGCGGTAATCTCTGGAGCCGGAAGCCTCGTGGTGTTGGGCATAAAGGCAACTTCTACCTCAGCATCGATCTCCGGTGCAGGATCGCTTATCGGGGATGGTCTCAAGGCAGCAGCTGACCTGGGAGCCATACATGCCAATGGTTCCCTTGTTGCAACCGGAACGGCCGTTGAATTTCATTCCGGAGCAGCCGCCCTATCTGGAGGGGGCGCTGCTTCCGGGATCGGGCTTAAGGCTGGCTCGATTACGGCAGGGCCAATCTCGGGGAGTGGTTCCCAGGTGGCCAATGGGGCGAAGGCTGGATTTGCGATTGCCGGGATGACCGGAGGTGGTTCACTCTCCGCAACCGGGGAAGCTAGCGGGATCGAACACCATTCCGGGGCTGCGGCCATATCCGGTAGCGGCTCACTTTCATCCGCGGGAATAAAAGACGGCAAGGATTCTACGGCAATCTCTGGAAACGGGACCCCGATCGCCTCCGGGGCAAAGGCCATTTCATCGACCGCTTCAATCTCGAAGACCGGGGCATTAACCTCAATGGGGCGGAAGGCCGTAGCCGGTTCAGCGGTGATCTCGGGTAACGGTTCCATTATTGCAACCGGCGAAGAAACCAAGCCCGAAGATTATTTTGGTGTCGCCTTTATATCCGGGGTTTGTCATTTGACCGCGTCGGGAACCGTGTGGTGGTATGACCAAAGCAAAAGAAAGGTCAACCGAAGAGCATCCATCGGGAGAGGGCGATCAATTGGAGGAGGACGATCAACCCATTCAACGCGTCCCAGGAGAAATTATTCGTGAAGAAGCTCGCCTTGATTCCGATGAAGAAGCGAATCGCGGAGATTCAATCCGTCTATGCTTCAGCGGCGGGGCGGATTATTGCGATTCTATCTTCATTAGACCCCGCTAATTACACGGCAGCGGAATCGGGAAGGGCCTTGTCGCAAGTCAAAGACATCGTCCACTCGCTCGACACGGCGGTTCAGACGTGGGCTCCCAGTGCGATCCGGGCGGCCTACCAGGAAAGCGCAGGCGTGGCCCGGACGCGGCTCGAACTCATCGGCACGAAGGCGCTCCCGGCATCAAGGTATAACCCAGTGCGGCATGATAAGAAGATCGCCGCATTAACAAAGACCGTCATGACGGATTACTGGAAGGCCAACCGGACTATCGAGAAGACGGCGCGGAAGTACCTGGCCGTCGTGGGCCGGGCGGCGGCGGGCGTGAAGAAGTCCATGCAAGTTCAGATGTTCGATGTTGAGGACGCTCAGGTATGGATCAATCGACTCCTAAAGAGGGCGCGCCCGGCGGACGTGGCTAGGGCAACATTATCCGAGGGTGCGCTGAGCAGGCAGATAAGGGATTACCTTCTGAGCAAGCTCAAAGGGGAATCATTTATAACGATTAACGGAAGAAACTATAACGTCAAGTCTTACGCGGAACTAGTCGCCCGGACGCGGATGAGAGAGGCACAGACCGAGGCGACGAAGGAACTATGTAAGGAGTTCGACAACGACCTGGTTCAGTTTTCGAAGCATGACGACCCGTGCGAAGAATGTGCTCAATATGAAGGGGAGATTTATTCGATCTCCGGCGATAATCCTGACTATCAAGAATTGACGGACGAGGAGACCCCTCCGATTCATCCAAACTGTTTACTTCCAGGAACGAAGGCGGAATCTCCCGGTGGTTTTATCGCGGGGCTGAGGGCCGGGTATTCCGGCCCGGCCATTGAGCTTATATTCGCCAGCGGTGCTCAGGTGTCCATTACCCCAAATCATTTGTTCCTTACGCCCTATGGATTCGCCTCGGCGCATCTTCTCCGCAAGGGCGATAATATATTTTGTTGCGCCTCGCCCATAGGGGCGGTCGCGGTCAGCCCAAACGATAACCGGAACCCAACCTCGGTCTATCAGATATTTAATTCTCTTTCCATGACGAATAGCATGACGACCAAAACTGTGCCAGCCTCCTCCGAATATCTCCACGGCGATGCGGGGTTCGTGTACGGCAATATCGATATTGTAGGGGCCTATCGCTTTTTGAGGAGTACAAACAAGGCCGACCCGGCGAAGGGAGCGGGCGCAAGCAATCTCGACGGGGCTAACGTTGGAATGCTTGGCTTCTCGGGTGAGAGCGATCTTCTCGCGGTGTTCAAGCGTCTGGCGTTTGCCGCGGACGGCATCATGGGCGGAAGACGCACGCCGAGCCCGTTCTTCCTTACTCGCTCGGGAGGCCGCGATTCTATGGCTGTCGCTGATGCTCCGCAAGGGGACGTTCCGCAAAACGAGATAGCGATGGACATTCTGGTAAGTGATTTTAAATCGCTTTGCCAGGTCACTCTCCAAGAAGCCGGATTGATAAAGTTGACACATATCATCGACATCAGAAGGTTTGATTTTGCGGGTCATGTTTACGACCTCCAATCGCCATCCTCATTATATGTTGCCAATGGGATTATGTCAAGCAACTGTGAGCACAATCTCAATCCGACTTCCGAGAACGCCCTGGCTTGGAGGAACGCATGATCGGGGCCTATCTGATCGACGATATTTCCATCAAGTATTTGACGGCTCTGGACCAGTGGAACGTACCCACCTATACGACCATCACCATCAAGGCTCGCATTGAATGGCAGAACAAACTTGTCCGCAATGCCCAGGGTGAACAGGTCGTATCGGCTGCATTGGTTTACTTGGCCGGGGATATCGTTGCGCCGACGAACGCCGACTTGATCATCATCGACGGCAAGGATCACTCCATCATGCGAGTGGATAGGAGGACCGATTTCAGCACATCCCATTTTGAGGTGTGGATA